CCACTCGGCGATGAACTCGTTGTTCGGCGGCGCGATCATGAGCGCATTGCTGATGGAAGACCTGTCGTTCTTCTCCCATGAGATGATCGCCACGTTAGCAGATCGCATGAAGGCAATGTGCCGATCAAGCGGCTGACGCAAGAGTATGTCGGTGTCCATGTAGACGCCGCCATGCTCAAGCAGGATCTGCAGCCGCATGACGTCGGCGATGTACTGAGGCCATTCGATCGGCACGCCTTCGATGTGCGTCGGCAGTTCAGTCGATTGAACTATTGCGCCGGCATCCCCAGCAGTCGAAAGCAGATCGTAATGGCGAGCGGGGTCTGCGTTGGTCCAGATGATGATATCGTCGTGTGGATGATGCTTTCGAGCCAGCATGACAGCGGCGTGATTGACGAGCGACCACGGGCGCGTTCGCTCGGTCACAGGATAAATGAAATGGATAGTTGTGGTCACGCCCTCACCTTATAGTTCTTCTGCTCTGCTATCCAGTTCTCATCCGCGTTCACGAACATCGGCGCGATGAAGATCTTCTTCGTCTCGCTCAGACCAGTGCCGTGCCGCTGATTGCGAACATGACCACGACGCAAGTGCGGGCGCGTCTTCGAGCCTGCTCCGCTCGATGCGCCTCGCATTGTCTCAGTGATCTTGCCGACGCGGATGACGGTCGTTGTCGAGAAGTGCTTGGCATCTTCGCGAACGCTGTGACTTGATGCTCGCGGACTGTTGTCTCGCGTTATCTTCTCGACGTTCTGCGTGGCAAGAAGCACGATGAGAAAGACAACCATGTTACAGCAGTAGACCCTGAACTCTTCTGTCTTGTCTTCATGGAAGTTTGTGAAGACTTTGAAGTTCCAATTGATATTACCCTTTTGATGTTTAGCGCCAACAATATAACTGACGTCTCCTGTTTTAGAGTCAATTTTGAATCTGACATAGATTTTCGATCTATCGTTAGGATCAACGTAGCTAGATCTTTGAGGATTGACCTTGTTCAAAAATGTCGAATTAAATCTGATTGCGAATTTTTCATAAGGCGGCTTATGGATGTCCAAGGAAACCATGTCGTCGAAAGTATCAGCCGCTGTATTTACATCGATCGCGTCGAGAACACTTTCGTCGAGGTCGAACAATGGAACATGATCGAACCCGAAGTTCATTTCCAAGGTATTAGCCATACGGGTTAATGGATCTAGATTCTTCGGTCTATTAAGAATATCACGCACGCTCATCTTTCATCTCCTCATCATTGATCAGTCTTGTTCTCTAACGCGATTCGCAGCGCGTGTTCAATCTGCTGCAGTGTCTCGTCATCGATATTATCCAAGCTAACTGTGCGCTTTGATTCAAGCTGTATCGGCGCACCATTTGCGCCCGTAATTTCTTTTCGTTCGACCTCACGCCAGCCGCCGCGCGTTTTCATCCAGAAAATAGCTGACGGCACAGCGCCCGGCCCCTTGCTCGTGGCGATCGAATAAAGATTCTGGGCAACTTGCGCATTCATTTTTGCTGCGGCAAGTTCAAGCTCTTCCCCGTAATATTTGCGAAGCGTTTCGTCTGATATGCCAATTATCTTTGCGATATGATCGTGCTTTAGACCGATCCCAGCCATGATTGTAACTTGCTTGCGGTCCTTGTCTGTCGGCACGTGCGGTCTACGAGTCATCCTGTTAACCTGTTGAATATGCGCCGCAGGGCGTATGAACGAACGATGCTGACCACCGTGAACAGTGCAGATATGCCAAAGGCATCAGATACGGACACGCGATAGCCAAAGAGCGGTAAGATAAACCACGTTGCAAGCGTTGCGACGCAATATCCAACCATGACGTTGACAATTGCTTCTATTGCGCTGTGGAGCTTTCTTTGCATCGCTCATCCTTCATTTCATCGAACGTGCGCCCATTTTGCTCCAAAACAGCTTTTTTGCCAGTGAAATCCTGCCAGCGTTTCACAGCGACATCGACGTAAGCGGGATTCAGCTCGACGGCATGAATATACCGACCAGTCATTTCCCCCGCGATGATTGTCGTGCCCGAACCGGAGAACGGTTCGTAAACCGCCTGCCCCGGCGAGGAATTGTTTTCGATGGGGCGTTTCATGCATTCGACGGGCTTCTGGGTGCTATGGCCAGTTTCGGATTTCTTTGGCTTTTGAATCTGCCAAAGGGTCGATTGCTTTCTTCCGCCATCGTAATGGCCCGGTTTACCCTTTTGAACAGCGTACCAACAAGGTTCATGCTGCGGATGATAATCGCCGCGTCCAATAACAAACTGGCTTTTAGCCCACACAATCTGCGCCCGAATGTTTAATCCAACCGACAGCAGGCTTTCGGCCACAACGTGCGCCATATTTCCCGCGTGCCAGACATAGGCCACATCACCGGGGAACAACGCCCACGCCTCGCGCCAGTCAGCCTTATCGTCGTTTAGAACCTTACCGACCGCTCTCCCGCCGTCTTTCGTGCCGTCGGCGCGCATGGCCTTGTTCCGCCAATCCGCATCATACTCCACCCCATAGGGCGGGTCCGTTACCATCAGGTGCGGCTTTACCGGCCCGAGAACCTTCGCCACCACATCAGCGTCCGTGCAGTCGCCGCAGATGATCCGGTGGTTCCCAAGCACCCAGACATCGCCCGGAACGCTAACCGGATCGACCGGCGGCTCGGGGACTTCATCTGGATCTGTCAGACCCTCCGTCTCATCGGCCAGAAGCCCCGCCAGCAGCTTGTCATCAAATCCGATCAGATCAAGGTCGAAGCCTTCGGCGTTTAAGTCGCCAACTTCCACCTTCAACAAATCCATGTCCCAGCCAGCGTTCAACGCAAGCTGGTTGTCGGCGAGCACGTAAGCCTTTTTCTGGGCCTCAGTCCAACCGGAGGCGACCATGACCGGCACTTCGGTTATGCCCAGCTTGCGAGCCGCCATGACGCGCCCGTGGCCCGCAATGATGCTTCCGGTCTCGTCAACCAGAACGGGGGTCGTCCAGCCCCACTCCCGGATGCTGGCGGCAATCTGCGCGACTTGCTCATCGGAATGCGTTCTGGCATTTCGCGCATACGGAATAAGATCAGATACTTTATGCCTTTCAACCTTGTCTGCAGGCCAATCTTTTATTAAGCCAACTTTATCAAGAGGCTTTACATCGATTTGTTTTGCGTCTGTCTTTTTAGCGCACGGCATGGGCATCTCCGTATCTTTGGACGATCTGCAGGACACGCTGGCGCGTGAGCCTTGCGGCTTTACCGATGGTTGCGAGCGGCAGCCCGGACCTATGCAGACCGAGGATGTGCGCAGCACGTTCGGCCTTCAGGATACTGAGCTGGCGCTCGATCGTGATGATCTGGTCTGAGATCTGGGCGACATAGCCCTCTGAGGCGATCATTCAATCATATCCAAGAGGTTGTATTGCATGGATTTTTGCGAAGCGACTTCGCGAATGACTTCAGCGATCGTGTCGCGCCATTGTTCGGGATAGACTGCGAAGCAATGGACACCGACGCCGCAGGTCTTTGTGCGAAGTTTCTTTTCAGGGAGCTTGCCGACGGCCTCGTAATATTTGTTGCGCACGATGCCGCCGACAGCCCAAGTTTCTTTTTTTACAGGCTCATATCCCAGTTCGCGAAATACATCGATAATGGTTATCTCGCGCTGGTACATGGACATTATCCAAACTCCCTTTCGATGGCTGCGCGGCCCAGAGGCAAATCAGAAATCATACCGAGCGCGCTCATGTAGGTGGCGAGGATAGCCTGCTCCTGCGCGCGTTTGTCGGCATCCTTTTTGCGCAGTGCGATGACCTGCTTGAGGACTTTGGCGTCGAAACCGTTGCCCTTGGCTTCAAGATATACTTCCTTGATATCGTTGGCGATTGCAGCTTTTTCTTCTTCAAGCTTTTCGATACGTTCCACGATAGATTGCAATTGATTATTGGTCATTCACCCCTCCTGTTGGATTTATTTACAATACCCGCAGGTAAGGCGCTTGACAAGAAGGCGCTTTGAAAAATGCTTATTTAACGCGCTTTCATCCCCTCCCTAAAGGGAGGGGGCTTTCGCGCGCGTTAGATAAAAGCAATTTCAAAAAAGATCGTCAAGGCGCTTGACATGGAACAATGTTCGGGTGTATACCTGTTCTCACGGTCGCAGTGACCGATGGAGATGACCATGATGCGATTCGATTACGAATTTGAGGACGTTGAGATCGAGCTGGAAGGCCAGCGGGTGCTGGCGTCCGGCTCTGTGGACGTCGAGTACCTAGTCGAGCCTTCCCAGCGTTCTGTGGGCTTCTACGGCGGCGTGAGCGTCGAGAGCTTCGGCGAGATGTTCGTGGTGCTGATCTCGATGGAGGACGGCGAGGAGCTGCGCAAGCTGACCTGCGAGAGCGGGCACCCGATCTACGATCTGGTGGTCAAGGGATTCGACCCAGAGATGGTCGCAGACGCCTGCTCGTACGACTGCGCCTCGTGGTTCTGAGGGGCTCCGGCCCCGCTCCTGCGTCCGCCGATAATTCGCCGCCGATAATTCGCCGCAAAAATAAATCGCGGCGAATTAATTTTTTTTTTCACGTCAAGGCGCTTGACATAGAACAATGTTCGGGTGTATACCTGTTCTCACGGTCGCAGTGACCGCTAACTGATGGAGATGATCATGACCGTTAACAACACCGCCTCCGCCGTCGAAACCTATCTCGCCGCCAAGGCAATCTTCGACAAAGCCGAAGCAGCTCTCAAGGCAGCCAAGAACGAAGTCGTCGCCATTGTCGGCGGTTACGGCTTCCTCGAAGGCTGCACTGCGGATCTCGATGTTGGCGTCCAAGCCAAGCGGGCGATCAGCGAGAAGGAACTGCTGGCGCTCGGCCTGACCCAGCAACAGATCAACGCCTGCAAGGTCGAGGGCGCAGCCTATCCAGTCGTTCGCATCAAAGCCAAAAAAATCGCAGCCTGACCCAACCGGGGGCTTCGGCCCCCATCCCCCTCTCAGGAGACACAGCCATGTCAATCGTCATTCACACCGTCACCGTCACCCACACTGGGGGCACCGACCACACCTACGCCTTCAGCTCCGCCCCTGCCGCCCACGACTTCGCCAAGCAGATCCGCGAACGTGGCCTGCCGGCAAAGTTTGGCGCAGTCGCCATCTACTCGCTCACGGATAATCTCGCTGGCTTCGAGGCGATCGAGAGCGCCCTGAGCGCGGCTCACAAAATCGGAGAGGTAGCATGAGCGACTGGGACAAATGGTTCGAAGAGATTGCCGCTGAGAACCTGCGGCGGTCCATCGCCAGCGAGCCTGCTGCGAAAGCCAAGGCCGACGCTGAACGCCGCAAGTACATCGAACTGGGCTGGATCACAGAAAACGGCGAACCCGGCCCTAACGCCCCGCAAGAAACCGATGAAGACGAGGACGAGGACGAGGAAGAAGATCAATGACCCGCAGCCCCATCCAATTTGAAAAGTCGCCCGACGGCACATACGAGCTGACCTACTTCGGCAAGGTGGCTGGCTGGGCTCGCAAAGCGGCACATCTCCCCAATGTCTGGCGGGCGCTGTCCGTGCGTGGCGAGATCCGCCACGCGCGGTCTCTCGACGCCGCACGGGCCGCCCTGCTCGAAATGTACCACTAAGGAGACTCGCAATGATTGGCCCACATTTCCCCGAAGGCGTCGAAGATACGCTCGACGAGCTGACCAATGAAATCGTGACTAAGTATTTCGAACCTTTCGAGCCTGACGACCAGTTCCCCTGCTGGAAGGCCAATCCGTTCCTGTGGGCGTTCTACTGCGCCGCGACAGACACCGAGTTGGCCCCGCCACCGAAGGACCAATCCCCGACCGAATACGACTGCATTCTGTATTTCACGCGGGGGTTCGCCGTCGCCCGATTGATGTCGATCATGATGGAAAAGGAAAACAGCCATGTCCAATGACCTCCGCGCGTGGCTGGAGCGCCACGGCCTCACGCAAGTGGACCTCGCGCTGATCTGTGGCGTCTCGTCCCGCTGCGTCCAATTCTGGATTGCCGGCGAGCGACGCATCCCGCACATTCTGCTGCTGCTGATGCAGGCGACCGACGATGGCAAACTGGATCTGGACTGGCTTGCCAGATGGGTGGCCCGCAGCGAAGAAAGGAAAGCGGCCTAGTGGCCGCTTTTTTATTCAGAGGAAGTCGAGAACCGGCTTGCCGTACCCGTCGTCCTCAAACAGGTTTTCAAAACGATTATCGTCCTTATTCCCGTTGTAGTGCCGGATTGGAGCAAAATGCTCCCGGCCCGTAACATAGGCCCAAACAAGTTCCTGAGCTTCGCAGTTACGCCAGCCGCACCCAATAACCCGATACCCATCTTTTCGAACTGTCCCGGCGGGGACATCCATGCGACGTCCTTTCCGTTTTGCGGTCCAGTACAAGTGACCGGTTTCCGGGTCATAGCGCATGATGGTTCTCAAGTGGTCTGGGCTAAAAACGGATTGTCGCATCCATGTACGCATTCGTTTCTCCTGTGGCAGGGTTTGGGGCCGGTGGGGCGCGTGCGAAAGCTCCGGCTCCCTCTAATATTCTATACATATTTTTCTTAAAAAGAAAGCCTTTTAATGTTAACAATAAAATTATTTTCTTTTTAAATTATTTCTTTCTCTCTCTCTCTCTATACTCTTTATTAATCCCTTTAAACCCTAAAAGAATATAAT